TCTCTTGACCCTATCGTTCTTAGTGTACGACCTCGTGCTTCTACGATCTTCCTTTTGAGATCAAGAGACTTCTTCTCCAGAGATCTCTCTACAGTTATTGCTGAAGAAAAATTTCTACTTAGAAATGAAGATGCCCTTGATACTTCACTTCCTAGTTTATCTACCTTCCTTTCTATCATGTAAAGGCACCCCATGTGCGAAGTGAAGCAGCAGCCTCAAATTTAGGAACACTCCTATCAAATTTTGTTCCCACTGACACAAAGGTAGGTCTAGCAGCAAGACCACTAAACAATGAATTATTATTCTGATCAGGTGCACTGACATCAATTACACTTGTACCACCCTCACCTGTGTTAGACACTATCTCATTACCCATCATCTCTATATCCATATTTGGTAGAAGACCAGAGGCACCACCATCGCTACCACTCTCTATCATATCCATTGATATAAGATTTGATGTATTGTCGAACATGTTTGTAATTTTTTCACCCTCAACATTTACATCACCCTCTTGGACTGATTGGTCAGTGAATGCTATTGAGTTATCAGTTACGGAATCAGTCTGACTAACCTCTTCTTTTTTACCAAAATTAAACAGATTCCTGATACCCTCAAAGAAACCACCACCCTCTTCTTTTTTCTCTTCTGGTATTGGTTTGGTTATACCTCCAGGTGTCAAGATTCCCTCAATTGTTCCCTTTGGGATTTTTTCGGGGTTATTGTCCTTCTTTTGTTTATCTGGTTTATCATCAAATACTTGTTCGTCAATAGCACCAAACCCTTCTTTTTTTCTCTCAAGTGAAATACTAGATAAAATTGAATCAAATCTCGCAAGTATTACTCTAAATCTATCAACATCAGGTTTGTTTATTGTCTCTGAACCTCTTATAACTCTCGTAGCAGTCAGTTGTCTTCTTCTATCAGCATTTTGATTTGAATTTATAAGACCAGGTAATATAAGTGATGCAGCAAGTGCAGCAGTGATAAGAAGAGGATTTTTCAATTTTGAGGCACCTGCTACCCTAGTACCAATTGTGCCAACACCAGCACCTCTACCCAATAAACCACTACTTGCTAGTTTTGTTGTAACAACTGTGGTTATAACACTAAGAATCTCAGGACTCAATAATGCAGCAGCACCTCCTATACCTGCAGCACCCTCACCTAAGTTTCCTTGTTGAAGTTGTGATAGACCATAAATTCCAAGTGCACCTGCTGCTACCCTTCTTCCAAAACTCATGTTTAGAACTTGAAGATTCCTAGAATCTTTTTGTAATATCTTTGTTTCTTCTCTATAATACTTCTTCTTCTCTCGTATATCTCGATTGATGAGGTCTCTCATCTCTTGCATATTATTGTTTATTGTCGTGAATTGTGATATAACACTACCTAATATTCTTCGTTGTGGTCTCTCTACATTGACTACATCTTCCTCAACCCTAGTAAGTCTTTCCAACGTAGAATCTAACCTACGATTGATAGCAATCATAGGTGTTTGTGGTTCAACTCGTCTAGAAGGCGTTTGCATTAGATGCTTGTCTCTGTTGTGCTTCTAATTTTTGTTTCTCAAGATACTTTACCAAATAATTTACATATACTTCTTTTTCCCATGGCATCATATTTTCTATATCACCTAGTGACCACTTATGATGTTGCATAAGTGAGAAGTTAGTTTCCAACATTGCATCAATGCTGGTGTGATATAGCATTATGCGAAAAAATTTGATAAACCCTCAATTACAACCTCAGAATCTTTCTTTGTTTTAGGATTATGTACTGTGCCCTTATATTGCAACTTAGGCATTGTAGCAAAGAAATCCTCTATCATAGAGAATTGCTGAGAATTGAGTTGCTCAATAAATTTGACCAATTCTTTCTTAGTGCAATCTGACGCTGCCCATGCTTCATCAATCGTGAATATGGTGTCAATACAATCAACTACAGTATCAAACGCTTTATCAATTTTTTCATTATTTTCAAGTGATGCACCAATAAAGTTGTTATCCAAAAACTGTTGCATTGATGGATATCTCATCTTTATAGTGATATCATCATTTACCTTTATCATATCAGAATGCCCATCAGGAACTTCTAACTTGATTTCAGATAAACTGACCTTGTGTGGCACTTTAGTTTCATTATCATCTTGACATGTCACAAGTAATTCAACAGTTTCACCGATTGATTTACCTCTGATATTCAAAAACAAATACTCTAATTCAAAACTAGGCAGTTTCTCAACATCTACCCCACGGGTTATAATACATGACTTCAGCACACTCTTGAGTGTTGCACTGATGTCTGCATCATTTCCTCCTTCCAAGGCAATAAGTAAAATTTTCTCCTCTTTTACAAGAAAAGGTCTGTATTTTACTTTCTTTCCTGTTATAAGTTGCAATTCAAACGTAGGTGCAACGACCTTTGGTAAAGGCATAATATTATTGTTCAGTAACTTTATTTAGTACCGTATTTATACTGTTCTTGTGTTTTTTTCGTTTGCATCAGATTCTGCAAGTACAGGACCCTTTCTAGACGCTCTCTGTGTGAAGTATTGTTCGTAGTTGAATGTGATAGTTGTCTTGATCAATTCTGCTCTACCATACGCCAAAGGTGCAGCGACAATACTGGTAGGAAAAGCATTTATTACATGATAAGTGATACTGCTCGGTAACTTTACATTGAATCTACTTGTCTTATTCAATTTACTGAAGTTATCGTTTATGTCCTTACTGAATGCAGTGATCTCTATATTACACTTATATGTCTCAGGATACTTCATTCTCCTAAATGCAGCACCCTTACTTGCTGTAACTCTTTTATCTACATTGCTACCAAAAGTGCCATCTGCTATCCTAGTAGGTGATATAAACTCCATCCATGCATTGAATACATCATTGGTATAGTAATCAGATTGCGAATAAAAAGTAAGTATTATATCTGGAAATCTTCTAAATGTAGCATAATTCTGCGATACACCCTGTCTCAACCCATCAACTTTAGCAGATTGTATGTCTGAACCTGGTAAAACTGCCTCTGAACAAAACAGAGCAAGGTATGAACCTGGATTGAATTGAGATTTTGCACCACCATTCTGGTCATAAAAACCATGTTGATTGATAAAACCCTTTAATTCATTTAATTCACTATTATTAAAATTAATCAAAACATCATAATTATTATTCAACGCAGGTGTTATATTACCAAAACTTGTCGTTGGATCAGTAAGATTTACCGTTGGTAAGTAGAATCTGCCAGATCTAAACGCATCTGCCCTCTGTGCCATCTAAATATATTGTGATTACATACTATGTATGTCATATAAAGGCAAATTCAGACCAAAAAACCATAAAAAGTATATGGGTGACTTCAGAGAGGTTATCTATAGGTCATCATGGGAACTGAAATTTATGCAGTATTGTGATACTAATAAGAGTATAGTGAAGTGGTCATCAGAAGAGATAGTAATACCATATAGATCACCTGTTGATAATAGGATGCACAGATACTTTCCTGATTTCTATGTGAAATACAGAGATGTAAAGGGTAATTATCAAGAAAAAGTGATAGAAATCAAACCTGCAAAGCAAGTGAAAGAACCTAAAGTACAAAAGAGAAGAACTAAGAAGTATGTGACTGAAGTTTTTACCTATGCCACTAATAGGGCAAAGTGGGAAGCAGCAGAAGATTTCTGTAAAGATCGTAGGTGGCAGTTTCAAATACTAACGGAGAAAGAACTTGGAGTATAAAAACGTATTTCCAACATCGACAGTGGTGGGTCAACCTATCATAGGGGAGGTTTTATTGTATCAATACTCTGCAAAGTATGCTCAATCATTACCATACTATGATAAGAACCCCATGACTTACATTGTAGCGATGGAAAACAATGCCTTTTATGGTATAAATCTACATTATACTAAACCAGCAAACAGAGAAGGTACTTTGAACTACATCATAGGCGACAATGATTATACTAAGTTGCCAGGATTCAATAAATACCTAAGATCTTACGTAAAAGGCATGTTCCTACAACTCAAAGGTGAAGACTTAGATAAAGCACTGGGCATGCGTCTTGAGCAGTTTGTCACTGATTTGGGAAGTATTGAGATATCATTGACAAATACAGCGATGAGGAGAGTATTGAAATGAGTAAAAAGAATACACCCATTTCATTATATGGGAAAAATAAACCACTTACAAAAGTAATAAGATATACAATTGATGGTGAGAAACATAGGGAAACTTATAGTCTTGATAAGGCGAATGGAAACTTAGGTGCATCTTTGAAAATAGAAATACAAGATGACTACATTTATCCTGGAACCACGTATTATGTACCAGTAACAAATAAAGAAAAACTTTTAAAAATACAAAATGATAGTGCTAGGATGAATGAATATGGTGGAGCACTAATTGATTTATACACAGATGGTGGTGAAAAAGAACTTAAAGCTTCTGGACTTCTTGATTTTGCAAGAGGTGTAGAATCATGGAGTAAAATTCCCTTACCCCCTACTGAAAGTGAAAATGCAAATGTGGATAATGATGATGATAATGTCAAAGTAGAACCATCACCTATATTTGGTGAAGACATGTTTAAAGCAAACGCACACCTAAAATACCCAATTGACATGTTTATAGGACGTGAGGTAGGTGAGAAAAATGAAGGTTCACAGGATTATATCTTTATAGAGCAATTCTTATACAGGGCACCACAACCAAAAATAGGTGATTACGCAGCAGTAGAAGGTAAAACAGACGAGGTAGAACAAGAAAGAAAAACTTTATTAGGTGATATACTTGAAAAAGGTACCAGTAGATCAACTAATCTTGGTGATCCTAAGGGTAGTTGTATATTACCTATACCTAATAGACTTGGAGTTAGTCAAGGTGTAAATTGGGGTGAAGGAAAAGCAAATGCTGTGGAATTAGGAGCGTTTCAAGCAGTAACAGGTGCCACTAAAAATTTGAAAAAAGGACTTGTAAATTTGGTTACAGATGGTTATGAACAAGGAAAAAGTGTTTTCAATACAATATCAAATGATATGAATAATAGTGATGGTGGAGCAAATGCAGGTAGAGTCATCAATGCAGTAATTGCAAAATCAATACTAGGAAGAATTGGTATAAACGTGGATACTGAGCAATTTATCACTAGAGAAACAGGTGCTGCAATAAACCCTAATTTAGAGTTATTATTTGGCGGACCTCAACTTAGAACATTTTCATTTGTATTCAACTTTGCTCCAAATAGCAGAAAAGAAGCAATTGTGGTCAGAAAGATACAAAGATGGTTTAGACAAGGTATGTTACCACAAAAAACCACTAATTTTGGAAATGGTGGGTCATTATTCCTTGGATCTCCAAATGTCTTTAGAGTATGCTATAAGAACAATAAAAGAAGAATAAAGGGTCTAAACACTTTCAAAATATGTGCATGCACATCAGTAGAAGTAGATTTTACTCCTGATGGCATTTATCAGTCATATGAGGACTTAGATGCAGATAATCAACCAAACTCTATGCCTGTCAGATCTACAATGAAAGTAACTTTCAATGAGTTGACCCCAATCTTCGCTGATGATTACACTGATATGGAAGATCCAAGTGTAAAAGATCTTGATCTCAATGTCAGAGGAGACAACAAGTTTACGGAGGATGATTTAGGATTCTAATGAATTATTTCGACTTATTTCCAAATGTAGAACTTCCTTCTTTCTCAGATAAGAGAAGATCGAGTTACGATTACATAACACTAAAAAACCTCTTCAAAAGAGGTAAAATAAGAGATGACATATATGGGAGTGTTACAGCATTTTCCAAATATATGGTTCTTGATGGTGAAAGACCCGATACAGTTGCCAGAAAATTATACAATGATGAGCAACTTGATTGGATAGTGCTTTTATCTAATAATATTCTAAATGTGCAAGATGAATGGCCTATGGGTCAATATGAGTTTCAGAGATATCTTGACAACAAATACACAAAAGAGCAATTATCAGAAATTCATCATTATGAGACAAATGAAGTAAGATATGGAGATATTCTATTGTTGCAAAAAGGTTTGACAGTAGATTCTGATTTTACATTCAAATTCAGTGGTCCTGACGGATCCAACCAATCGGTAAATAGTGTAGAATCGGTTTCTTATCTAAAATACGAAATAGACAAAAATGATGAAAAACGGTCTATAAACGTTTTGAGAAAAAAATACATTGGCACTATAATTGATGATATGAGACAAATTATGACATATACTGATAGTTCCCAATTTGTCAATCGTAAGTTGAAGAAAGGTGATAATGTTAGAATTGCAGAACCTAGATAAAAAACCTTAAGACAAAAAAATACCCCGAAGTTTTTTTCGGGGTATTTTGAAACAAAAAGTCGATTTTAGTACAGGATTACTCCTCTGCTAATCGTTGGAAGTATGACAGTGCATCGTCATCAGTGGTTGCGTTAGCAGTCACTGGTTCTGGTGGTGCAGTTACTATCTCTTCCTCTTCAGTTGCAACTTCTGCTGCTAATGGTGGACGTGATGTGTTCAACACACTGTTCAATCTCTTCTCAAGATCTCCGTATGGTTTGAACTGATCAGCAGCAGTGAATTCCTCTAAAGAATACTGCTTACCCCACAATGCTTCAAGAGCATCGTCATCATCAAGGAGTGCACTGGTAGCAGAGAACTCAGATGAATCGTAGTTACGATAACCTGCAACGTTCTTTGCTTTCAACTTGAAGTTAGCACCCTTCCAGAAATCGAATGGATCGATTGCTTCTTCGTCCTCAAACTCAGGTTGCATTGCTGCTGTGAGTTTATCAAAGATCTTCTTACCAAACTTGTATAGAAATACTTTACCTTCGTTCTCTGGGTTAGTAGGATCCTTTACAACATAGATGTTACTGATG